AGTTCTTCAATATTTGTGAGTGGTGTATGTAATACTCTCTCCATATCAATTTCAAATGTTTCAAAATATTTAATTGGAGTTCCAAACTCTGAATCATAGAATAATAAAACGGCATCTTTATATTTGTCCATGTAAGATTTTGCCATGAGCAAACTAAATGCGGTTTTAAAGTGTTTTGATGGGCCTGCCCACATTGTGAGACCTGGTGTTAACCCGCCATCTAATCGACCGGATAATGCCACATTAATCATTGGCACTTCGGTTGTAATCATATCTTTTTCGTTGAAGAATTTCGATTTAGAAAGAACAGAGCTTTCTTTGATTGTCGAATTCTTTTTTAATTTATCTAAAATGCTCATGCAAACTCCTCAATTGTTTATATCGTATTATACATTTATATCGTGTGTATGTCAAGTGTTTTATTAATATTTACCGTTATGGGTTACTCTTATGGTGAGGCACATCAAATACAAAGGTGACACGAGTAGAATCACCAATATTAAGTGCTCCGTGCATCAGCTTATTATTAAACCAAAATAAAGTACCCGGTTCAACATCAACAGATTCTCCGCCTACTGTATATCTATAACGGCCTAATATGGATAAGTGGTATCTATCTTTAGTTAAGTAGTATTTGCCTTCATCAATGTGCTGACCAACTTCACCACCAACTTCTATTGATAAAAAACCACACCGGCAAAATTTATGAAAGTTTCTTTTTAGAAAACGAATGATTTCGGTATGGTGATTATAAGCTTCGGTAGGAATAGAAATTTCGGTATCACCCACAAATTCTTTTGTGTCATTTACTCCACCCATAACTAATTGTAAAACACCAACTGGTATATCATCAAAGCCACGGTCTAATAATGTTTGAGCACTATCAATTTTTCTTTGTGCTTGCCAGTCATCTTTAAACTCTTGTAATTGTTTTACAATCTTCGAAACATTGATTCCTGTTTTAATAATGCGAATATTATCCAAAGAAACCCTCCAATGAATTTTTCTTTTCAATTGACCAATCCATACAATCTAATACTACTTTAATTGGTTCAATGAAAGCCTTTTCAAACTGTGTATCATAATCAATGTATTCATCAATACCAAATTCTTTAGGTAATCTACCAGGATATGAAATGACCATATCTTTAAATGGGTTAGGTTGTTTAAGATATGTGAATTTTAATTTCTCACCATCTTGTATTTTAGGATACTTCTTTTCAAGTCCCATTTGTTTGAGATAATGATTATATAGAATAGCACCCTTTACATGAATAGGTGTTCCCTTTTTATACATCGTAATCGAATCTGAATATTCTTTGAGGCCATTAAGTCCTCTTGGGAAAGAAATATCTTCTGGTGGTAATTTCTTAAATGTTAAACGGAAGTCTTCAATGAAATTATGAATATCCTCTTCGGTGCCACGCATCATAATCGTAATGGCTTCTTTCATCTTTTGGCGAATGGCAGCTGGAGTTGAAGACTTAATCATTTCAAGTCCCATAACTTTCATCTGTGGTTCGTTGTATTGAACACCTTCGTTATTATATACATTCAGAATATATCTTTTCTTGGCAGTCCAAATACCTTTATCAGATAATGCCTCTCGTTTCATTTGCATTTTCTGTGCATAGGCATTTACATATGTAGCCAATTCTTCATAACTTTGGTCAATGTATGGTTGAATCTTATCTTCACATACTTTATCCATGAATTTTATTACTTCAGCTGGCGATTTATCACCAGTATAAACTTTATTTACCAATGGTCCCAAGCGAAGATAGATTGAATCGGTATCGGAAGCAATTACATAATCTTCCGTAGTCTTCAATAGTTTATTCATGTATTCATTAAGTTTCTTTTCAATCCAACGAATACTTAATTGGCCTGCTAGTGTAACAGCAAGTGCCATTCTTAAATCATAGAAACGGAAATATTGAGAACCTAGGGCACCATAAGCTGAATTGAGTGAAACCTTTTTTGCTAACTGAAGATTTTCATATCTAGCCACAAGATTTTTAATTTCTTTTCTTTTGCTTGGGTCTTTTTCATTCTCATAATCTTGTTTAGATTTAAGCATCAACTTCTTAAATTTACTTCGGTCATTATACATTTCTTCCAACATCTGTGGTAAGAAACCTTTCTTATCAGTTCGGAAGAATTGGCCATTTGGAGTAAGTGTTACATTTTTAAGTTTTGATAAGTCAATTTGTTTATCAATCATTTTATCAACTGTTATTCCACCCATAATGATATTACGCATCTCAGGAGAATAATTCATTGGTTCAACCAAAGTTTCAGGTGAAATATTAAATTGCATCATCAAATGTGGATAAAGTGAATTCAAATCGAATGATGCTACCCAATCATGTTTACCAACTTGTGGGTCTTTAACATATGCGCCTTCAAAGGCAGAATCTTTTTGTTTAACAATCTTTGGCGGAACAACAATCTTTTTCTCAAGGAGATAATTATAGATGATAGCATCCCACATTCTAGTCTGTGCAAAGATGTCTTCATAGTTTGTCTTTGTATCATAAGCCAAAGTTAAACCAAGTTCAATGAGTTTAAGTTTGTTTTCAAGTTTAAAGATTAGTTCCACATCTTTGATATTATACTCAATAAACTTTTGGTAGTTTTGTCGATACAAAGCATGGAGGTTATCATATTCATCATATGATATTTTACCTTCACCAAGTTCAACTTGAGCAATATTATCTAAACGATATGATTCTTGTGATTTACCACCTGGTGCATACCATCGGTATAACTCAATGTAATCAAGGAAAGATACACCAAGAAATTCATAGGCAATCAATTCACGGCCATTGATAACTGTTTTACGATTATTAATTACATTCCATGGAGATAGTTTTTTTGTTTCTTCTTCACCAAGGAGTTTATTGAATCGATTTACAAGGTATGGTATATCAAAGAATTTAATATTCCAACCAGAGAGAACATCAGGACAATTATCTTGCCAATATTGTAAGAATTTTTTACACAGTTGAATCTCATCATCACACTTGATATACTTTTCGGTGCCTTGAAGTTGATATTCACCACAACCAAATACAACCATATCACCATTCATATATTTGATAGCAATAGCTGTCACGGGTTCATTGGCAAGGTATGGGTCTGGGAATCCATTTTCAGAACCAACTTCAATATCGATAACAGCAATAGAAATATTTTCAATATTCCAATCAATCATTCCTTTTTGCTCATCAGCAATAAAAGCATATTGATAGTTGGTGTTTCCGTAGATTTTAAAGTTTGCAACTTCTTCATATCGTTTAGCAAAGTCTCGAGCCTCACGAATAGATTCAAACTTCATTGGCTCAAGGTATTCACCATCGAGTGTTTTGAATTCGGTTGTTTTTTTGGATGGAAGAAATAAAGTAGGAGTATAAGGAACTTTTGTCTTTAAACGCCTACCATTATTAACGCCACGATAAAGGATATTGTTACCAAAAGTGGCAACATTAGTATAGAATTTTGTCATTCAAGGAGTATATCAGATTTTTGGAATAACAGAGGCAATTTCAATGCCTACACCAAACATCTTATTATACTGATTTTCTAATTCACGAACAGGTGTTGTAACGGCAAGGACATTATCCATCGAAATAGTAATACCTCTTTTAAATTCTTCAGCGAATTCTAAAAATGGTGCAAAGCCCATTACCGGGCCTTCTTTAGTTGGTTGAACAATCACTTGAACGGGTTGTTTAATAACCACTTCACTATCTTTGGTGCAATCTAATTCACCAATGAGTGTCTGTGTTGATTTAAGTGTGATTAATTTAATTGACATTATTCTACTCCCACCATAATATTTCCAGGTAAAACACCAATAGTTACCCAGCGTTTTGGAAATAACATTTCACGGCCACGAAATTCATTCATTTCACGGGTTGGGTCTTGAACCCATCCTAAAATTTCAACCATGTTATCATATTCCCGGAGATATAAATCATATCGGTCTGCACGGGGCATTTTGTGTTCGATTGCTAACTTCTTAGCTAATTCACGAGTGTTCATTATTTTCTTTCTTCAAAATCATAAAAAAAATCATTGTTGATTCTAGCAGAGTGTTTAGTATTTTTTTCTACCGAATACAACTTTGACGCTATTTTAAAATCTGGTATCTTAAATTCAGGAACAGTTAAAGAAGCATCATAGAATAATGTTTTGTTATTTGGTTGTGAAGCAAATTGACCATTATCTAATTTAATAAAGTTATAGCTTTTATGTTCTTCTACTGTTTCGGAAAATCCTGTATTTAAGTATCCAGGGTCATTTTGGCAAAAATCTACGGTGAACATATATTCACCAAAGTGCCATTTTCTGTCTTTGTCCAAGAATTTACATTTTAACATTCTTAAATTATCTTTTTCAATGACAGTAAAATTATAACTCAAACAATCCCAAATTTGCAAATAGTCTAAAGGTAATATTGCATTTTTAAGGTCAGTTTGTCTTGTTACAAAAGCATGTAAAGGAAGTTTATCATAAATGGCGCCATAGTTAGGCAATAGTGCTTCAATACGAAATGCTTGCCCTTTGATACATTTCATGGTCAACCAAATACAAGGTTCATATTCTCCATGCCCTTTTTCAAAATCATATAGAAATTCTTTTTTAACAAAGCATTGTATTGGTGGTAAATTGTGGACTAGGAATGACATTATGCTTTCTTTTCTAATTCGTATAGATAGGTTCTTTGACGAAGCTCAGTAGAACTAAAACGATGTGTCCTTGAATTGTATATTATATCTATGTTGCGGTCAACACAAATTTGCTTTCCTGTGAATTCTTTACCGTGATATTCTTCACCAATGAATCTTTTATTGATTGGCAAGAACATGAGTAAATCTTCAAGGTCTTTTTCAGTTTCATAAACAATAATCTCATCG